CCTAACAATTGAATAAATTTATGAATGACGTATGAATATGATAAAAAATTCTTTCTATTTAAAGGACTATACTTCAAAAATGGAACTTGAATCTCTTTAAACATTTGCTTCAATTTATCTTCTAGTTCTGGTGATAAATGAGGGTTGGGATTACCGGTTATCCTATTTAAAATATATGGAACATGTTCGTAATATTTGTTTATCTTTAACTTCTTAAGAATATCTTTGATCTTTTCACGTGTTATATCTTTTGAATCATATATTCTCTGCTTCTTAAGTTCTTTCATAATGTTATCAAATACTTCATCGGGGATTTCAGTAGTTTCTTTACCTTGAATTTGATTTAACCATTCAGTGTAATGATTTATCCTTTTATAAGAAAAATAGCTTATTTCTTTTGGTGGATCTTTATAAGAAGGTTTCTCATTATCTGTAATTACTTTTTCAATCGTATTACAATTTTTACAACAATAAATACTCTCATTAACGTTAAAAACCAAGCTATCTTCTCCACAGTGAGAACATACTGTTGCATCAATGTTGTTTATCGTATTATCAATATAGTTTATATCAGTATACGATAGATACTTATCTAACAATTCAGCCCTATTATTTTCATTTATACTGATATCTGAAGTATTATTCTTATTATAAAAAAAATCAATAACACATTTCTTTTTATTATTCGAATTTTGTGTTACAGTTTTTTTGCTTGTAGTCATACCAATATTATTTGAATTTTCTAATAACGAATAATACTCAAATAATACATCACCAGTATTGATAAAATAGTCAATTTCATTTGTATTTTTTGAAATTGATTCAACAAGTTTTTCAAGTTCACATATTCTATCTTTTAATTGAATTATTTCAACTAATTCACTATCTTCAATTTCTTTTTTATCTTTTTGCACTAATATGTCATGTTTAGTCTTCAATTCTTCTAGATCTGACATATAAGATTCTAACTGTGATTTACTTTCCGAGAACTCTTTCATTTGAGTTTGATGCCTTAAATCTAATGTTTTTGAACTCACTTTATAATTACATTGACGTTTATTTTTATCCTTCGTCATGGTTTAATCTTTTATAGTTTGTGCGTAAATTTAATTTTAAATAGAATTTTTTCTCTGTACATAATAAATCAAACATGGGTGGAGGACTTATGCAACTCGTCGCTTACGGGGCTCAAGACATTTACCTTTCCGGTAATCCCCAAATCACTTTCTTCAAGGTTGTCTACCGCAGACACACCAACTTCTCTATGGAATCTATCAGACAAACTTTCAACGGTTCCACTGGTTACGACAAAAAAGTAACCTGCACTGTATCTAGAAACGGTGATCTTATCCACAGAGTATACCTTCAAGTTAAACTCCCTGAACTTAATGATGGCAACAAATATGCTGACTGGTGTGGACATAAACTCGTCAAATCCGTCGAGGTTGAGATTGGTGGCCAAAGAATCGACAAACACTACGGTGACTGGCTTCACATCTGGAACGAACTCTCTCAAACCGAAGGTCACTGGGATGGTTACAGAATGATGGTTGATGGATATGACACTTCTAACGAACTTTCAGATTCTAGTGACAACACAAAAGATGGCAGAACTCTTTACATTCCTCTTCAGTTCTGGTTTTGCAGAAACCCTGGTCTTGCTCTTCCCCTCATTGCTCTCCAATACCACGAAGTCAAGATCAACGTTGAATTCGGATCCGAAAGCAGTGTCTTCAGTGGTACCGAAACCAACGCCTCTTTTGATGCTGAACTCTACGTTGATTACATCTACCTCGATACCGATGAAAGACGTAGATTCGCCCAAGTCACCCACGAGTATCTCATTGAGCAGCTCCAATTCACCGGTGATGAAAAAATGTCTTCCAAAGTCAAACTCAACTTCAACCATCCCGTCAAAGAGCTTATCTGGGCTGAGTACGACACCACTTCTAAAAAACTCACTAAAGCGGATTACACACATGCTTACCTCCAACTCAATGGTCACGACCGATCCTCCTCCAGACCCGCTTCTTACTACCAACTCGTCCAACCCTACCAACACCACGAGCGTGTCCCCACCGATGGCAAAATCAGCGTTTACTCTTTCGCCCTCAAACCCGAAGAGCACCAACCCTCTGGTACCTGCAACATGTCCAGAATCGATAACGCTACCCTTGTTCTCGACGGTATTAGCAGCACTAACGCCACTAACCTCAAAGTATTCGCTGTCAACTACAACGTTCTCAGAATCATGTCCGGTATGGGTGGTCTCGCCTACTCCAACTAAAAAGTTATACTATAAACATAGTTTTAGTATGACAAAAAAATATAATAAATAGATTAACATTTAATTTTTATTCGATAAAAACACATTTTTATCTTTCATGAAAGTATAGGTTAGATATTCTCATTTTTTTCGTGTTGCCCAAAAGGGACAATGGTTTATTTTGGTGAAATTATTAGCCCATGTTTCATCAGATAATACTATTGATCCCTTTTTCTTTCTAACTAAACTCAAAATACTTTGATCGTGTCTACTATCTTTAAATTCTTTCATTTGTTCAATATTGTTGTAATAATCTGTTATTAAACGCCAATCTGTTCGTATAACATCAAAGCATGTATTGAAGATATCTTGAACATGTAAAGTTTTTTTCATCAATAAAACAGTTGCCATATATTGATATGTTGTATCACCACATAAATCAAAGTATTGAAGCAATTGTTTTGTTGTGTATGTCTTTTCTAAATGAGTTAATTCAAAAGATATTATACATTTATCATTGTCATTTAACATTTGTACATACTCTTGGAATCTTTTTTCTCCTTTGGGATTTATTGTACATCCTGAATCGAGATATACAACAATATCTCCAAAAGGTATTTCATCCAATTTTTGTCGAATAATATCAAATTTCCATATCCAGTATCCACCGCCACGTTTCTGTGAGAGCACTTCTGGATATTCATGTTTAAAATTTTCACTAAGTGAATCTGGTGTATATGCAGTTATAGTATCAAACCAACGTGTATTTTGTGCTTCTTCTACAATTCTTTTGCGTGAATCTTCAAACACTTTATCACCATATGTAATGAAATGAATAAATTGTTTAGACATATCTTATTATAATTATTATAATTATTATAATTATTATAATTATAATGATACTACCATACCTATTTTAAAGTATTTAGAAGGAAAGAGAATTTCGTAATTTTTTTTAAAAACATTGTATGGATATATATATAAATGATAAAAATAGCTTATGTGAATTTTTGGAAAGATCCTTATAATGATAGATGGTTCACAAAATTTATAAAAGAAAACATCGATGATAATGTTATCGAAGTATCAATTAATAATACACCAGATATATTGTTGGCTTCTGTCTTTGGAAATGTAAGCACAATAACAAATATTGAAGCAAGAGTTAAAATTTTATTCATAGGCGAAAATTGCACGAGGGATGTATACCGACAATATGGACCTTCGGAACATAAAAGATTAGCTAATGTATTTGATCTAATTCTGGGTTTTGACGAATCAAACATTATGAAAAAAATATTACGATTTCCTTTATGGTTACTATATTATCCTTACTATAATATGAATAATGACATGAATATCATCAATCATATTGAAACAAATCATAAGAAAAATATCCACAATACAAAAATATATTGTTCTTTAGTAGCGTCACATGATTCAGGTGGTCATCGTAATAAACTATATACTATCATGATAAAAAAAGGTAATGTATTATCAGGTGGAAAGTTTTTGAATAATATAAAAATTTCTGATGGATCACGTGGTAAACATGAATTTATATCACAATCAAAATACAACATATGTACCGAGAATTCATCATATCCTCATTATGTAACCGAGAAAATATTTCAAGCATTAGAAGCTGGTTGTATACCACTTTATTGGGGACACGATCTTCCAGAAAAAAATATTTTAAATACAAATAAATACGTTTTCTATAACAATGACAATGAAGAAAATTTTGAAAATAACCTTTTACATACGGAACAATTTCATTACGAATATGTCTTCTATCCTAGTGCAAAGCATGTTATAAGCAAATATTATCAAGATGTAATTGATCAAATAAAATCTAAATTATTTTAAATATCAACTTTCAACACTACTATATTATCCTTTTGTTCTCTCTTAATTACACGATACTCAACATCATTAAATCCGTTTTTCATGATAATTGAGTTCAATTGTTCTTTTGAAAGTCGCTTTAAATACTCATCTGTCCATATATCACTTTGTTTCTTTTTCTCATTAAGATATTCACAAATATTGCTTGCATGATTTAAAAATTTAAAACTAAATATGTTATTCATTCTGGATGATATTTTTGTATTCATATATTTGCATCTATAATAAAAAGCTCTATCTTCGATACCCCACCCCCATATATCATTTGGGTATCCGTTCATAGTGCATAGAATATCGGTTGAAAATTTAACCAGTCTACCACAACTATGTTCATGAGGAGAAGAAATTCTAACGATATCATAATTATGTTTATGCATGTCATATATACTTTTGATACATTCCATATTTGGTAAAATATCTATGTCATGATTCATAAAATAATCAGTTTCATTGTAAAATTCTTTCATTCCAACATTCAATAATTTTCCTCTATTAAATGGCTTTTCATTGCATTGCTCAACAAATACTAAAGTGAATTTTGAATTTAAATCAACAAAATACTTTTGAAACATGTCAATGAATTGAGTCATATGTGTCTCTCTATTTCTATATGGAATAACAATTGTTACTTTAGTTTTATTATCCATTTTATATATATATATTATAAGAAAAAAATAATAGAAAAATAATAGAAAAATACAACTTGCGGATAAAATTTATTTGATTTAATATTAAAATAACATAAATGAACGTTAATTCCAAAAATATGAACTATGATGGTATAATCCTGATACTCTCGTGTGAAAGGCACAAGGAAACACGTCTAAAAAAATATGGTCCATCGAAAGAGACATACAAAAATTGGAAAGTTATTAAAGTAATTGGTAATTTATTCATGCAAGAAGACTATATACTGGAGGACAATATTTTATACATAAAATGTGAGGATTCATATATTCATCTTTTAAAGAAATTAGCATTATCAATTAAATATTTATATCAAATTTTCAATATAAAACATGGGATATTGCGTTGTGGTGATGATCTTATTTTTAATGAACAAAAATTAATTGAATTCCTTGAGAGACCTAAGTGGGATTTTTATGGTCAAGCACACAGTAAAACTATTGATTATATGTCAACTGATCTTAATTTATTGAAACAGGTGAAGTACGATAATTTTATGCTTGATTATTATAAAAATCATTTAAATGAATTATCTGATCCAAAACATGGTATACACATGACACTTGACGAGTTAAAAATGTATCTTATTCGTCCAAATATATGGGGACCAACAGGTATAATCTACTATTTATCCACACATGCATGTAATATACTTATAGAAACAATGAAAACAATTGATTATAATGTATTTTACAAAGATGAATTTACAAATAGTTATCCATATACAATCGAGGATATTGCTGTAACATTTATGATGTATTACAATAAAATTCCTTTCATTAATAAACGTATATTTTGGGATGCACCAGATTCAATAGTCAAACATACAAATGATAATAGATAATAAATTTTCTATGCAAATTTCAATTTAAAGATAATCTTTGTCGTAGTATTAAATTAAATATGAACGAAATATTTTGGCAATATCCAGTAATTACCGAAAAAACCTTCTTTTTACAAAATTATACAAACCCTAATTATATAGGTTTCCCATGGGCCACAATTATAGATAAGAAAATGAATCTAAAATATATTGAAGAACTATTATTAAAACAAGTTAATACGACAAACTACAATATTACATGTTGTCAGCATATATTTTTCAGAAAGCTCGTGAAACTTTTTGTTGCACTCGGTATAAAAGTTGTATATACTCCTCACAAGCAAATTGGCGAAGATGTTATCCAAGGTATAATCATCAAACCATGTCCTCTTTATGCTGTCAATATTGAAGACGATAGTAAAAATTCCACATTTGACGGAATAAATTTCATGACAGTCGATAGACCATACTTGTATTCATTCCAAGGAGCATTCCAAAAAGATTACCTGACAAATATTCGTCAAAGAATATTCAATTTAGAAAGTAAATTTAAAGATGACGTGTATATTAATTCTATTGGTGGGTGGCATTTTAACGAAATAGTTTATACATCAAATCAAAATCCAAAACAAAAGTATTCAGCTTCTGACAAACATAAACTGGAAACAATAGAATATAATAAATTACTTTACCAATCTAAATTTTCACTTTGTCCATCTGGAACTGGACCTAATTCAATAAGGTTCTGGGAAGCACTTGCAGTTGGTTCTATTCCTGTATTACTTGCAGACACATTACAATTGCCTAAACACCCCCTATGGTCTGAAGCTATCCTAAAAATTCCCGAGAAAGAAGTTGATAAAATAGATACAATATTACGTTCTATTCCCGAAGAAAAACAAGAGATCATGCGTAGTAAATGCATGGAAATATATGAATACTTTAAGGATGACTTCATTAATAGTGATCATGATACAATACCAAGACAAGTAGTTCATTATTGTTGTGGTAGTTATGAGATTGGAGATTTTGGGGGCGTAGCACGATACGATAGTCATATTAAAATGGCTTTCCCTCATAGGACATTTTTCAGAGGACCACAAGATAAAGACAAAATGTTAAAGTTTATAAGTGAATGTCATGACCCTATTATCTTTACCGACAATCATTTATCTTGTGACATTCCAAACGAATATCATGTATATTTAGTTCATCATGGATGTGCTCGAAATAGTGCAGATAAGAATCCTGGCTGGGATCCAAAGTGGAAAAATCTATGTGTAAATGGTCAAAATAAAATGCTTGAATATAGACAAGCTTATAACACAACTATTGTATCTATATCGGAACAATGTATACAAAACTTTACTAAGTATTATGGTGAAAAATATACCAAATTTAAGAATACTAAAATTTTACATACATCAGAATTGAATGAATCGTTATATAAAATATATGATGATTCAAATGACAATAAACAAGAACTGAATATTCTAGGTAATTATAAAGGTTATTCCAAAGGAGACATAAGTAAATATAAATATAGTGATGTTTTGTCTAAATATAATTTCAATCAATTGAATGTAAATGGTAGAAATTTTACTAATCTTTTTACTTACAATAATGAAAAGCAAAAAATGTATCTAAATAATGATATATTCCTTCAAATTTCAAACAGTGAAGGTTTTTCATATGCAGCTCTAGATGCAGCTTTATGTGGACTAGCTATTGTTTCAACACCTGTGGGATTCTTATACGAAGTTCCTGATGATTGTTATGTAAAAATAGATGTGGATAAAATATATGATGCCGAATATATCAAAGAAAAAATAGATTATGCATGGAACAATAGACAAGAATTATCTAAGAACATGAGACAGTGGTATTTAAAAAATTGTCGATTCATAGATTGGATTGATAATATGCAAAAATTAATAACTACGAGGTAGTTATCTTGAAAGTTGTCGTTGCTTTATTTCATTTTCAATTTGCGTTTATTATTGGTGAAACATTATAACTTATAAACTAAATGTTGCAATCAAAATTCTATAAAATTATACAAGAACAAACAGAATACAAACATGCATTTATTAAAA